CTTCACTTTCTCATTCATGCCTCACCTCCATTTCCGATTGGTACCATCATGTATTCCACTTGTGGCTGTGCCGGAGGTGTCGGTTCTTTCTTGGGTTTCAGACCTCCCTTGCGCTGGATGGAGCGGAGCTTCACCGATAGCTGCTCCAATTCCTCATTACTTAATTGAGAGAACACCTTGCCGGCAATACGCTGATCCTGACAAAATGCGTTGATGCGTGTCCAGTCTGTTGTATCGATGCCGAGTTTCTGCATCAACCTCAAGCACTGGCTTCGATGCTTGCGCTGTACGTCCTTGGCGGTGCGCATCAATTTGGCTGTCACACCTTCGAGCTTGTCGCACATCATATCGTACTCCTTACGAGTCATGTCCCTAAGCGAAGTGGTACGTCCATTAGTGAATTGGCTCACCACTCCTTCCTTGAACTCGTCGCCCAGCTCCTTGGTGGCAAACTTGTAGCTCGCCTTTAGTATGCCGTAGAAGCGTGCGAAATTGGTTACTTCCTGTGCCATGACTCTTTGGTTTTATAATATTCCACATACATCAAACGAGCAGCATCAACAACCAGGGGTAAATCCTCACTCAACATGCAAGTGGTCAGAAGTGGGACTTCATTGTAGCAGACAAACAACCGCCCCTCAAACTCCCTCACTTGCAACACGCGCTCGGCTTCTTGTTTCAGTTCTTCATTGTGGCGCTCGGCCATTCTTTTTCTGCGCTGCTCCTGCCATGTGCGAAGCCATGCGCCAATTCGGGTCAATAGTTTCATTTCTTTCATCGTCCTTATATTTTAGTGTTCTTGATTATTCACTCGGTTGCCATGTTATGTCTATCACGGCATCCACCTTGCCTTTGCCATTACACACGGGGCAAACCTTTATCACATCATCGCCCCATCGCTCATCATAGACAAATGAACCTGTGCCGTGGCAGTAGCCACACTCATGTCCCTTGCTGAAGATGCGCTCTGCGCTTGCGCAGAATTGGGGCGGTTCTATTATCAATGTGTTTTGTCGTTTGCTCATGTCTTGCTCGTATCGTTGTAAACCTCCACCGCTTTCTCTTCCCAAATGGTGTAGTATTCGCTCACATTGCCTGAATAGCGTCCCTGGCAGTAGGCTCGGAAGCCTTGCGTCCTCACCTTCACGCCGGCTGCGTATTTCAGACGTATGGCAGGTTTGCCGATGGGCTTGCCTTTGTCCTCCTGGCTGATGAAGATGAATGTCTTGCGCTTGAAGCGTTCTATCAGTGCCTTGGTCAGCGAATATTCCCACCCCGCCTCGTATGCGTACTGGTAACTGTCCACGATGATGAACTTGGCGCTCTTGGGTTTTGCCAGCCGTTCTTCCAATGCCTTGATGTCGCCGTCGGTAATGATGCGGAAGGAGCCTTGCACCTCGGTCATCTTGAACTGGGCGAGCCGTCGTTGCATCGACAGACCAACGCCCTCTTCCAAGGACACATACAACACGTTGCCTATACCGCAAAGCATCTTGGCAAACTGCATAACGAAGGAACTCTTGCCACTGGCACTGGGGCCACTGATGAACCAGGTGTCGCCCTCTTCAGGCTGACCGAACACGTCTTTCCATTGTCCTTCAAACGGTAGTGCCTTGCACTTGATATTCGCCACATCCTTGGGGCTATATGCTCGCTTTGCCATATCACTTTTCTGTTTCGATAAGTTCTGATACAACAGCGTCCGCTATCTTGACTGCATATTTGGCAATGAGTTCGGCTGTCATTTCTTCACGATCATGGTGAAGGACTGGAGCCACAAACAATGCAGCCTTGGCCAATTCATAGCGACGTTGCTCCCAGTCCACCTCGTTATTTCGTTGTCGGCGGTTTATTTGTATAACCGCGTCCATATATTGCATTTCCATCTTTGTCATCATACCTGCGCTCTTTTTAGTTTTTCTATTTCCGTGTAAACTCGTCTCAGTCCACCACCCGACTTGCGCACCAGGGTAGCAATATCCGCACCTTCAGGGGCGTTCACCTTTGCCACCACGCTTGCCTGGTCTTTCAGGAACTTTTCGCGCTCCTTGCAGTCATCGGGTGTTACCTTGGAGTAGCGGTCGCCGTAACGACTGAGCATTTCGGTATAACCCACTTTCTTGCACTCAATGGAGCGATTGATTTTGGCTTTCAGTCCGTCTGCACCCATCATATACCAGGCGCAGCATCTTTCTGTAGCGTTCCACAAGGCTTTGAGTTCCAGGAATGCCTCATACTGCAAGTCGCCAGCCTCGTCCAAAATGATGAGTGGGGTGTCGATTGAGCGCAAGTAATAGACCAAATCCTCGTACACGTCGCTGTATCTTCCGTTGCTGCCCACACCAAATTCAGTGGCAATCTTGCGCACCAGCTTCAGCTTGGTCTTCACTTGAGAGCAATCTACATAGATGGCGTTGCGGTGGCACTGCACATAATAGCGTGCCGTGAATGTCTTGCCGATGTTTGGTATATCACAAAGTATCGCACTCAGTCCGCTCTGTTGGCTGAACTCCAGCTGCTTGGTGATATAGTCGAAGGTGGCGGTGCGTGCTGGTTTCCATTCAATGCCTCCTCTGAGGTTCACACCCAGTCTTCGGGCGATGGTTATCCAGTTGGCTTCGCTCAGTGCCTTGTCGGTCTGACCATTCTTGATGGCGCTATATACCGAGGTGCTGATGCCCAATGAAGCAGCGTGCTTGGCATCGCTCGGATAGTTCGTGCGGTTGGTGGCTATGGCCTCCAATATCCGCTTCTTGTTCTCATTCGTTATCATGTCTCACGTTATTTTAATTGTATTCTAATATCATTCTATAAATCTGCCAACGGGTCAGAAATGTGGTAGGTCACTTCCATTTCCTGCTCGCTTTCCATCGGTGGAAGTTCAAGCGGTGGCGGTGGTGCAGCCTCTTCCGAAAGTTCCAACTTGGATATGCCAACACTTGCAATGGCGTTCTTCTTCACGTATGCGTTGAATGCAGCTATCTTCTTCTGCTGGTTCACGAATATCTTTTTGTCCTCGTCAGTCTGCTCTGCATCGGCAGTGTTGAACGTACCCACGTCCTCGAGTTTGTCGATAAGTCGGTCGTTCTGGAAGATATAAACGTCGGTCGCGTTGCCGTCCTCATCGGTCAGATAGTAGGCATCTACCTTGTAGTTGTTCGGTGCAAGTCTTTCTATCACCTCGGTCTTGCTCAACCACCAGTCCTTATACGCCACCCTGCAGTAGCTGTTCCTGCGTATGGAGGTCTCAGTGTGCTCGCCGATGAAGCGTGCCCACACCGATTTGTCCATTGGCTGAAGCGTTGGGTTCATATTGGCTTCAAGCACTTGCCAGCGTGTCATATCAGGGTATTTCTTCTGGTTCGGGTGGAGGGTATTGTTGAACTCCTTGATGTCGCGGATGTCGTCAGCAATCAGTTCTTCCCATGTGTAGTACTGTTTGTCCTCGTAGGTGTCATTCTTCTCGTCAAACACCTTCTTGGCTTCCGTGCGGTAGTGTCTGTCTTTGGCATAGAAGCGTCCGATGCCGAGGTGGTTTCTATGCTCCACACGGCGTTTCTTGGCACCGTTCATCGGTTCAGCGTATTTCTCTTGGGAATTCATCGGGGCACAGAAACGCACAAATGGGAACAATACGCCTGCCTTCAGGAAACTCTCTTTCCATTGACTCATCAAGTGGTTCTCCACCTCAACCTGCGCCGGGCAGCCCAAGCCCTTGCTTTCTATCAGTCGGAACATCGAACGGAAGCAGTCGGCTACCAAGTCCACGTTCTTGTTGCGGTTGTAGGCGTAGCCCACCACGCATTGGCTTGTCACATCGTAGGCGTAGTATGCCTTCGGCCTTGCCTTGGTATCCTTCAGTTTGCGTGGGAGGTCGCGGTCATCGAATGAAATCTTTGAGAACGAGAACTCGGGCGCATGACGATGAACGTGTGGCATCTGCTCGTGCATGAATGTGGTGTAGGAATCTTGGTGCTTAGATATAAACAAACGAGCATCTGGGCGATTCAGGTAGTTCGTGATAGTGCTTTCGCTCAGCGACTTCGGGTCACCGTTCTTGTCGGTCCACTCGCTTGCGTCGAAAAGCTCACCGGTCTCTGGATCATACACGTCCAGTTCACCGCACACAAACGAGTTGTACAATTCCCATACATTGGTATTAAACGGTTTATTGGGCAGCACAGCTATTGACCATATCAAGCGCATCGTTCGGTAGTCCACCTTACGACTTGCCTGGTTGCCGAACTTTCGGCTGATGAGACACTGGTAGCCGTCTCGTTGGTACTCGTTCACCTTCTTGCGGAAGCGCAACATACTTGCAGGCAATGTGTGCCCGGTCTTCATACGGTAGCCCTCCACAGCTTGCGACATCATGCTCCAGTCATACTTCTGGCCCATCGTCTTCTGTATCGCCTTGGCGTTGTTGTAGAGTTTGATACAAGCATTCAGCACGCTGGCGTTGGTCACATACTCCTTCACATGAGCGTCAGTAGCGTGGTCGTGTCCGCACTGGTTGCGCCAGTCGTTGAAATAAGCAACAGCAGCCTGGTCCACCTCGTAGTTGGCATCAAGCCAGGCAAGCAGCACCTCAAGCGACGGGTCCGGATAAAGCTCCTTGAGTTTGTCTTGATAAGCATCGGGCAGACTGCTAACCGCGATGAGCGCATAGCCGCCTCTTCCACCACGACGCACAATGTCTATGCGACCGCGTGCAGAGAGCTGCTTGTAGTTGGGTACGGTCATCACACCGCCATCCACAAGTTCCCGCATCGAGATGCAAAGTCTGTTATCGTGGTACTCCATAATTCTGCCTCCCGATTATTCGCTTACAATTTGAAGCATGGTATCAAGATTCTTGGGCGTGAGTTGAGCCGCCAGCTGCTGGATATTATCCATATCGCGTAACTTGATATTATCCCAACGCGACACACACTCACCTTTGTAGAACAACTCTGTATTACCTGTACTCTTGTCGGTTTCCAGTTTTGCTCCATTAGGGAAGTACTGGCTAATCATACCGTCGTAGTCATACAACACTTCCACTTCTGGGACAACAGCCATCACGATACCACCCTTCTGAAGGGCAAACATACGAATACGTTTTGCGCAGTCTGTGTCGCCACGATCTTTGTCAAAGAGAAGAGCATTCCGCACTGTGCGGTCACCCACCTTGAACACTTTCGCCAGTTCTTGGCGAACCTCTTTTGTTACATGAATGTACTTTTTCATATCTCACTTGTTTTAATTATTAACATATTGGTGGATCTTGGGGAGTCGAACCCCACATGGCTATCCAGCGCACGGCAAACCTGCCACTCCTGCGGTCTTTCCCGCTGTCATCCGAGGCCAACCCTGCCGACTATCCAGTGCGGAGGCTGACTATCCAGTGCAGCACCCAGGGTCTCCGTGTTATCCTGCAATCATTTTACCTCGTTTATTTTCGGTCTAACGCTACATCCGTAGCAGGACATCATCCGTCTTATCAATCTCGCCACATAACATTCTGGTGCCGTAAATACGATGCCGTCCTCTTCTGTGTAGCTGAAACTAACACCATCCATTATCAGAACCATTGCCACCTTGTGCTTCACGCTCTGCGTCTGCCACTCCTTTATTTCTGTATCGTTCATATTCTTTAATTGCAAAAATTCGTTATTCTCGACCTTTTTTCGTATCTTTGGCCGCTCGTTCATATTGGAACACGCTGCAAAGATAGTGATAATTTTCAACCCGACAAACATATTCGGGGATTATTTTCAACTTATGGGTAATATTTTATCAAGAATACAGGAAATAGCCTCAAACGAGGGGATAACTATCGGCGCTCTTGAACGTCAGATAGGTGCAAGCAAGGGCGTTTTGTCCCGTGCTATAAACAATGGTACAGACATTCAGTCTAAGTGGGTTCAAACGATAGTTGAAAATTATCCCCGATATTCAGTACGATGGCTTATGATTGGAGTTGGTGATATGCTTGAAAACAACTCCGACAAACATCTTCGGGGATTTTCTAAAGATGATCACAAAAAAAACATAGCTGTACCCGTCCCGAATAACAGCCACGAAGGTATTCCTCTTATCCCCATTGACGCTATGGCAGGTGCTTTGACAGACGAGAGAACCGTACTTGAATACGAGTGCGAACGATATGTTGTGCCAGCATTTAAAGGCGCAGACTTTCTCATTCCCGTAAAAGGGTCAAGCATGTACCCCAAATATAGTTCAGGTGATATTGTCGCTTGCCAACGAGTTCCCATGTCAGATTTGTTCTTCCAATGGAATAAAGTTTATGTTATAGACACAAACCAAGGCGCACTCATCAAACGAATAAAACCTGGAAGCGACAAAGACCACGTTCTCATCGTATCGGACAATGAAAAATACGACCCTTTTGAGTTGCCATACTCTGCCATTCACGCAGTAGCCTTAGTCATCGGTGTTATAAGGTTAGAATAACCACATACACATACACATACCCCTCCAACGCCATTAGAACCCCGTTTGGAGGGGTGTACCCCCTCTATCGAGGCTTCTTCCATGTAAGAACCCCCATAAATACAAGGTTTTAGCCCGATTCACGCCCATTTCACCAATATCACAAATGGGTAGTTTCCCCCACCCTATCCCTTAAAACCATCCTTTTCCCTCCCCCTCTATCCTACCCCCGAAAACCCCGAATGTGTAACCCCTATTTTCCGAAAATGTAACCCCTATCTGTAACCCCAATAGTAACCCCATTCCCATTTTTTGCCATTTTCGGACATAAAAAAAGGAGGTCAAACGACCTCCATTCACACGACCGCCCAAACGGCCTTTTATTTGCGTTCTAACGGCATTAAAACACCCCTCTAATCATCTGCCCCACGAGAGCATGAAATGAGCGTAGATTGCTTGATTATAGCGCGTTTCGTGCATAATGTACCATTGCCAGACAGCCCGGCATGAAGCAAATAATTCTTCGTTGCGCCGATCTGTTCAGCCGTCAAAACCGTATAAACCGCGGAAATGCTGCTAAAGTACCAGTCTTTCCGCCTCGTTCCATCTATATTGTGCAGCAGATGCACATGTATTACCTTTGCCATATTCACTCGTTTTGTTTCTGCAAATATACCAAATAATCATTATATGGAATAATTTCGCATTATCATATTTCAAAATCGGCATAAAAAAAGTGGCCTCAGCCACCATTCTACCCCACCCCAACACAACACCAACCACCAACAGAAACACAATATAAACCACCCGTAAGCCCCATGTAAACCACAGGAGCCTCAACAAGCCCCAAAAGTAAACCAAATGTAAGCCTATGTAAACGCTTCGTTTTACGCCGTCATTTCAGCCACTCACACCTAACTCGTTGAAACACAAACCTCTCACCCATTTTTTAGCCGACCGACTCATATACGCTTCGTTCTGTGCCCCATATATCATTTCTTAGATTTGGATTCCTCTAAAATAAAAAATGAAGTACAAGGTGGAACAATGGTCCATATCACAAAAGGGAATATGGAAAAAAGAGCTATTTCATATCCTTCCATCAATGAACAA